AGACCACTGATGAAGGAGTTCTCCACGAAACCACGAGCTTCCGGACCATCATCGTATTTGGTAAAGTGTGGCAGAGTACGATCTGTAAATCCGTAGCCTACTCGTTTGCCTTCAATGTTCTGCTGACCTACCAGAGCAATCATTTGAGCAACATTTGACTTTTTACCTTTCGCTCCTGACTTGATCATATTGATCATACGATTTGTTTTGTCATTGATCTCTTTGAGACCAATAGATCCTGTTTCCGAACTTGCCTCATTGAGCACATTGATAAGCATCCTCTCAAAGTTGTCTGAGTTTGCGAAGATCGTCTTATTCTCCAGTTTGCCACGACGGGCGTCATCAATGATCTTATATGCCTTGGCTTTCATCGCTGTCACCGTGTCCTTCATCGCCTTTCCAGTTGTATCATCGGTTACAAGATCACTGATACCTACACTGAAACCGGCGGTCACCAACCATCGGCAGATCAACCTCTGTGTGTTGTCCAAGAAACGCTGAAGCTCAAATGGTCCATAATCGTGGAAGATCACGGGAATGATTCCACGAGACATACTGTTGAAGGTGGTCTTATCCAATGTTCCCGACACCAGCGTGCTATTTTTAATAATTACTTTTTCTTTTTCGGTTTTTGTGACTTCCTTACCATTCTCATCTATCTCCTTGACTTGTACCTCTTGACCATTCTTGGTCTCAAGATAGAAGGAAGGAGGCAAGATAAGAGAATAAGCTTGGAAGCCGTTATATTCGTGTTTTTTCTTATCAACAGGTTCAGGCAAGTGACCATCAAAGTAGCTATTTACCATCTGTAGATTGGCAAACACTTTGTCACCCATGCGAACATAGTCTTTTGTGAGACGGAAAGCGCCTGTCATGGTATCTTGAATGACCTCCATGATTGGCTCTCCGTCTTTTGGTGTAATAATATGGTACGGAACCGATGCGAAGTCCATCAACTCACACATGGTTTGTACGCTTTGGGGCATATGTACATTCATCTCATCTCCATCGAACACCTGATCCTCTAAGTTTCCCTAGAAGGGTGGACTGTATCTTAAGCCATCTCAAGGTTGCTAACCTTTCATTGATGACCCACACCCGTTCAGTCTCTGACGGCGTACCATACCCTTGCAATAACGGGTTTAGGTACTGGCCATGCGGATTGCCCAATCCCTCGCATTATTACCATACCTGAGGTTTTACTCTCAGCCATCATGATGTTTCCAAACATGACTTGGTAGCGAAGGCTCTAAGGGGTTTCCCGAACAACAAGGTGTGTCGCAGCGCATAAATGCGCCACTAGGCAGTAATACTGGTTTTCCCTTGCGGGCAGCTGCCTATTGCAAACATCGAATTTTTATCTGCATTATATGGTGCACAAACCGTAGGATTCAAACGGAATGTTTGGTATGGCATGACCTTGACACGGTGGCACATCATACTCATTTTGTGAAGAGAGGGCTGACGATTGAAAAGCACATAATCGCCATCGCGCAAGTGCCGATCAATAATATCACCCACTTGGATTTCATTCGCAAGTTTATCACGAACAGCATTCTTCAGGCGCACCGTGTGCTTGTTGTGGATACGCAAATACTTAGCACCAGGCCAAGTATCCGGACCATTGCGAATAAGCTTCTGCATCTCTTCCATATTGTTCTCATTTACAATTTCGGGGAAAGTGAGATTCATAGCGATACGAATCGGTACACCAAGCTCATCAATGGAAATATACGGATCGGGTGTAATCACAGAACGCGCCGACTGATCCACACGCTTTCCATTAAGATTCCCACGGATACGCCCTTCCTTTTTCTTGAGACGATCCGCGATAGACTTGAGCTTTCGTCCATTACGCTGTTGAGCAGCAGGAACACCAGGAATCTGGTTGTTGAGGAATGTTGCCGTATGAATCTGTAGCAACATGCTGAGCGTATTGAAGTGATCTTGATTCACATTCCCACTTTCAATCTTCTGTCGCAATTGTTGATTGTATTTGATAATATCACTCAACTTGTGTGTAAGATCATCCTCGCGTCTCCCATTTTCCTCAATAATGCTCGGTCGCACTGCCGGAGGCGGAACAGGTAATACGGTAGAGATCATCCATTCGGGACGATTCCATTGCGGATTAAATCCAAGCATTTCCATATCTTTTTCCGAAATACGCTGGAAGATACGCAGAACATCTTCGGCTGCCAATTCTTTCCGTATTTCACGATCCTCTTTCTTTTCGGCAGCATCATTCTTCCAAATAGAGATCAGTCGCATCATGTTTTCTTTCACAATCTTTGGCTGCTTTGCTCCACAACCATCCATATTGTTATCTCCGCAGCGAATACCACGATTTGTGCTTGTATTGCTGGGATTGATAATCTTGTAGATGGCGTCAAATCTCTTTTGTAGATTTTTAACCCCCATTGCTTTCTTCAGCTCATCCTGCTGTTTCTGTTGAACCTGACTGGATGGTTTATCAATGGGTGAGATGAGTGTCTTGGAACAACGGAAACATACACACTTGATCACTTTAATTGTAATATCAAAGAACATGGCGTGATACATGGGTCTGGCGAGGTTAATATGAGCGAAGTGCCCTGGACAGAATATATTTGTTTGATCACAAGTACTACATTTTTGATTATGTTCCAGAACTCCCATACGAGAATCAAAGAGACCGCCATCTACTGGTTTATTTCCTACAAACCCCTCATTGGTAACAATCTCTACAACAGATCTCTTTCTTATTTCATCCGGTGAGAGAACTGAAAATTGTATCCCTTTCACGACATCTATTTCCGCATCATAACTTAGTTCTTTGTATACCGACATGTTTAATTGTATCCCTATTCAGTGTGAAGATAGATTTTGTTACTTATATACTAAACTAATTTAAATCCTTATATCTTTATCTATATTACATTCTATATGAAAAAGAAGATCACTGACATCATGTCAATTTTTGATATGGAGTCTAAAAATAAATATTCTAAAAATTTTGTTTCGCTTTAACTAACTGCATGTAATAGATAAATAATATGAGCATTTAGGAATGGGATCCCGTTGAAGTTGGATGCCCCTGACAGGGTATACGCTCCCATTCTACGAAAGAATACCCAATCATTCAGTTTCAATTCCGGAAAAGAATCCATCTCTTGAATTTTATCAAGACCATCACATGTAGGTCCATAAAGGGTTGTTTTATACATCGTGGTATTGTTTGTCAATGGTTCTGCTTCTGGTGTATAATGATCGTAAAAGATACAATTAAAGGATCCATAGATACTATCTGTAATCCAATAATCTCGGGTAGTTTCTGTTTTTCGTATACCAATGACATTGGTTGCTAAATATCCCGATGTTTCTGCGAAATATCTCCCAGGTTCCGCAATAAAACGACACCCCAATTCTGGTGGAAAATATTTGGCAATCGCCGATTGTATGGTTTCGGGAATATCTTTCAAAGCATGAGATACAAAACCTCCTCCAATATCTATAAGCTGTATAGTATATCCATTTTCGTGTGCCATATCACGAAACTTACGAGCATGATATATAGCCCGTTCATATGCTGTTGCGGAACTGGCGCCCGATCCTACATGAAAACTTACCCCCGTGATATCCAAATTGTATTGTTTTGCTGTTGCTATAATACTTTCCCATTTCTCCTCGGGACATCCAAATTTGTGTGAGAATTGGCATTTCGCATCTGGATCTTTCGCATAAATACGCAATACGCATTTCATCCGTGGACAAACCTCACCAATCTTTTCAAGTTCTGTCTCCGTATCAAATGTAACGGTTCGTATCCCCATACGATATGCTGTTATAATGTCCCTCTTCCGCTTACAGGGATTGGCAAATAGGATACGGTTTGGAGATATACCAAGCGACAATATACGATCTATTTCTGCTATGGAGGCGCAATCAAAATTTGCCCCAAGCTTTGCTAATTTCTTTATAAACCCATGATCCGGATTACATTTAATAGCATAATATGGGTGTATATTTGGAAACCTCTCCTCCCATGTGGTATAAAGTCGTTCTATCTCGCCGAGATCTAAAAAATAGATACTCTCCTCAAGATGCTCACTGTGTTGTAAATAATTACGAATCGTCGTATTTAGATCGGTTAGATCCCTATAATAGAGATAGCTTGAGGATAAAGAAGGCGTAGGTAGCGCTTTTATGCTGTCGACCAGCTTACAGTTATTGCGGTGACAAATATCCACACGGAGATCCAGTTTTACCATATAATTATATAGTACAAAAAAATAAATCAAATTTTTTACAAACATACAAACATACAAAAAGAGTATAATAAATCTTACGTTCATATAGAAAGTTATGTGTTATACACCGAAAGATTCAATCAACTCTTTTTTATCTGTAATAATCTCGGGAACTATCATATTATATTTCACAACATATGTTGAATTAAAAATTGCAATACTCTATATGATGTTTGTTGGGATAATGCAATTATATGACTATATATTTTGGAAAAATACACCACCATCAATAGTTAATAAAATTGTTACTAAATTAGCAATCATAACAAATCATATACATCCATTTATACTTGCACTTCTTATTTGGATATATAAGAGAAAAATTGGTTACTATTCGAAAATAGGTCTATTAATATATGCTTTAATAACAATACCATATACTATTTATTGTATATTAAATGTAAATTATACTGGTCAAAGTCCGATTGGGTATGGTTTAAAATGGGATTGGAATTATTTACATGGAATGCAATATTTATATATTTCATATGTATTAATTGTATTACTATTAATAATTGAAAATTTTAATGGATACTTGCGGTATATAATGGTTATTCTATTCCTCGCTAGTTTTATATTTTCTATGTGGAAATATCATATATATAAAGTAGGCGGTAGATTTTGGTGTAATTATTCCGGATTTATTCCGATTGTGCTACTACTATGCCATCTTGTATATTTAGGAATAGGAAAATATAGCAAAAAAAGAATCTAATAAATTTAATAACTTCCGGTACAAAAAATAAATCAAACGCTTTTACAAACATACAAAAAGAGTATAAGAAATCAAATCCTATGTAAAATGTAAGAATGTCATCATCTCCTTTAGAAAGTTCGGGTACATCTTCGGAAAGCTCTCACAACAATGACATTATAAACGATCCTGATTATGTACCAACGGATATCGAAGTTTGCGAAGAGATCGAACAAGAACAAGAACAAGAGAAAGCGAAGGTAGAAGCGAAGGTAGAAGCGAAGGTAGAAGCGAAGGTAGAAACGAAAGAGGAAATTGAAGATACTACGGACGAAGAGGATGACGAAGAGGATGACGACGATGACGAGGACGACGATGACGACGATGACGATGACGACGAGGAAGACGACGAGGAGGAAGACAACGAAAATATGGACGAAGAATTATTAAAGAAACTAACTCCATTATTAATGGGGATTGGATCTCCTTTTCAAATGCCAATGATGTTAATTATTCAAGGAAATGCTAAAAAAAGTAATAATGAGGACGACGAAGAAGAGGAAGAATACGACGAAGACGACGAAGATGCCGAATTTGAAAAGAATATTAATATGATTGAGAAAGAAATGGAAGCAGAATCGAAAGAGAAAGAATGTTGTAAAAAAGAATTGCGAAGATCCTCCAGAAAGAGGAACCGATCCTCGGACGACATAACAAAGATCATGAAAGAATACAACAAGGAGGAGCGTACCTATATTGAAAAATTATCAAAGGACGACAAGGATCGTGTTTTACAAACGGAACTGCGGATACGCAAGATCCAAAACATAAATGATTTGCTTCCAATACGCTTTAAGATTCTACAAAGTCCAATGGACGATGGATCCAAGCGAATTATTCTTTCCAAATTAGAACAATTTCAAAGAATGCACGAAGGTACAGGCGAATACTTTAAATTACGAAATTGGCTGAATGCCGTAAATCGTTTGCCACTTGGTCGTTTCAAAGAGCTTCCCATTCATGCGAATCCAAACAGTACCGTCAGCACCGACAGCACCGACAGCACTGACAATATAGAAAAGGTTTCCGTTTATCTTTCAAGCATCAAAACGAAGTTGGATGAAACCGTATATGGTCATACGGAAGCAAAGGAACAGATACTGCGAATATTATCACAGTGGGTTTCAAATCCTGTCTCCGGTGGACACTGTATTGGTATTCAGGGTTCGCCTGGTACGGGAAAAACGTCCCTTCTTAAGGACGGTGTATGTAAAGCATTGGATCTCCCATTTTCTCTTATCTCTCTTGGATGTTATGGATCAGATGGTTCCGCATTGACAGGACATCATTTTACCTATGAAGGATCTACCTTTGGTAAGATATCTGAAACACTTATCAAAGCACAGTATATGAATCCAATTCTCTATTTTGACGAATTAGATAAGATATCTCAAACACCTAAGGGCGATGAGGTAGCAAGTGTATTGATTCATCTTACTGACAGCACACAAAACGATCATTTTAGCGACAGTTATTTCTCAGAAATACCATTGGATATGTCAAAGTGCCTTATTGTCTTTAGCTACAACGACGAAAGCCTTGTAAATCCTGTCTTAAAGGATCGTATGATTACTATTCGCGTGTCTGGATATACAAAAAAGGAAAAGCTTGAAATAGCAAAGAGCTATCTTATACCACGCCTTTTAGCCACATATAATCTTAATAAAGACGACATCGTATTTGACACTTCTATTATAGAAGAAATCATAGAACGTGTTGCCCCCGAAGAAGGTGTTCGTAATTTGAAGCGCGGCATTGACGCTATTATTAGTTGGATCAATATGCGCCGTTATGTGCCAAACCTTTCCCCTGCTTTTTCTGAAAAGGATAAAAAAGAAGATGTATATAATTCTGTTAAGATAGAACTTCCTATAAAAATAACATCACATATCGTGAAACAATACTTAAAAAACTCAGATGAGTTTAGCATGTCAAAACATTTGAAAGCCTCTATGTATACATAGATTTCATTGTATATATTCCTATTTTTCTGTACATAGCTTTTACAACTATATTTACGACAGCTTAGCCATGTATACGGTGCGATCAACTTCGGCCATCATTTCCTCAATAATGTTAGAAAGCTCAGGAGCTTTATCCTTTTCAAATGCCTTGTGCATAACGGAAAGCTGTTCGCAGGTAGTATCAAGGAATTTATCCAGACCCGATGTATCAGAAACAGCCTTGGATTGTATCGTAAAGGACTTTAGAGGTTGCTTCTTGTACTTGCCAATGTAGCATTCAACGAAACTGTCTACTTTTTCGGATAGAGATCCGTGAAGATTATCCAATGCTTTGTGCTTGGAATAGCTCATTGTTGCCCAATGGAAAAGTTTTACTTGAGAGAGAAGGCTAAGGAAGTATTGTATAATCTCTTGTTCTGTCATTCCTTTCATAGAATGAATACAAAGGAATCTATTTTATAGGAATATTATTATTTATTTTTTATTTTATATTAAGTAATATTTTTATAAATAATCACTTGTATATCCTAAGCATTTACTTCTATCACACTATTTACAGTTTGAATAGCAATATTATCTAGACTAGAAAGAGCATCTTTCTCTTGTGCTGTAGCGATTTCTTGATTTTTCCATGCATAATATGCCATTAATACAAGTGGGCAATCTACATAGAAAAGAAGCATCCTATCTTCTACAAGATTATACATAAATACGATATATTTATTTGTATTATGTCCAAGTTGCGAGGTTTCATCATAGAGAACAATAGCGTCATTTATAGACAAGTGTGATGTAGAAAATACACGATCTATAAAGCGTTCTCGAAGGAATGCTATTATATCATCGCCAAATTCCGTATTTTTATATGATAAGGGATTACCACCCTTTTGTAATCTGACACTAGGTGCTATATATTTACGTGTTCCTTTGATCATTATATATTTTCCACCACGTTTTCCATTATGTATACGATAACGTTTGCCATGATATGTTATATATTCTATTTCTCCTCCAACTTTTAATCCTAATGCTATTTTACTTATAGCATTTGTAATATTTAGTGCGTATGGCAATCCGTTATATATTTGACCGATTGTGAATATTTGAGATATATCTTTTTTGATAGGAATACATTTTGTATTCTCGTCAACACTGTTTTGATGTTCAGTTAAAAGTATATTACATGGTAATTCATTACGTGTATATGAAAAATCGGTTGGATTTTCTTGATATGTTGTATAATGTGTACGCAATTCGATTTCATTTGGATAGTGAGGCTGTATACCTAGTGTCATATGATCACCATGGTTTGCAAATCCTATTTGAGAACCATCAAAATAATTACCTGTATGTTCCTCATTAGGATCTCCAATGATTGTATCTTTTCCAGATTTATCTGTATAACGGCGTACGAGATATGATATCGTAGTTTGCATATATACATAACACCAACCTTGAGTTGCACCTTTTGCTACAAAACATTCTGGAGTATTTGGACAATTCCAAATACCTAAATGCGTTGTAACAGTAGGTCTTCCTGCTTTATCAAAATATAGATACCATATATCTGTTTTTTTAAGACTTGATACGAAATCTTGTATTCTGGTGCGATAGTCTTTAACTTTATTTGTAAATGTTAACATTATGTATATATTATTTTTTAACTTATTATATTATTATAATTTTTATTATTTATTTTTTACTACTATCTCTATAGATATAGAGTTAATAGACTTAATAGAATGAGAGTACTTATCATTATAGTAAGTATCGCGGTGATCGCTTTTGTACTATATGTATTCTTAAAAAGGCAACAAACAAAACCCTTTTCAAATGTTGTTTATCCTACGGATAATACACATATCAAATTCTTGACGGCAAAGGAAACGGCTGATTTTATAGTATCTGATCCAGATACTTATACATTTAATTTGTCTTCTCTTGATCTTCATGCTCGTCATACCGCCTCTTACCAAGAATATGCGAATACGAGTGCTCAATCGGCAAGATCTTTTACATCGGCGGAAGCATTTATGCTTACAGAAGCATCCAAAAAGGCAGACAAACTTATATCAAAATTGTCAATCAAAGGATGCCCGTCCATGTCAAAAAATCTACTAAGTATCCCATGGATATTTGCTTCTACAAGCGGAAGCACTTATGAAGATGGTCTTCCTCATACACGACTAAATGTGATTTTCTTGTCATCCAATTATATATCGCGATTTAGTATGAACGAGAAGGAACTTATACGAACTCTGATACACGAGAAGATCCATATACAACAGCGTCTTCATCCATTAGAAACTTTGGCATTGTTGAAAGAACGAGGCTACATACAATGGAAAGAACGTTTGGGTGTACCTCGCATCCGCGCGAATCCTGATCTGGATAACTGGATCTATATAGATCCTATTACAAAAAAGAGAATGGCTGCTTATTACACCTCTGATACACCGTCTTCTATATCCGATATAACTATGTCGTCTGTAGATTATGAGCATCCATATGAAGCAATCGCGTACGAGATTTCGGAAAACATCTAAAGAATATTTGTGTATATATGGTATTATAAATTATCCATCGATATCATAGATCATATATAATGAATTACCTTCAAGATGATAAAGAAGCGATAGAGCAAATATTACAGCAGTCTCCTGTCAATGTTGATTACAATCAAGCAAAGATGGCATATTATAATTCAAAGCGCGATGTATCTCAAGCACTTGCTGTACTTTGGGAACTTCCTGCTCTACCTGAAAAGTCAAAGTTGGTAGGAGTTGATGCCGAAAAATGGGCAGAAATCCGCAATACTTGCGACGAATTTGATACTGCCGCTACCGAAGCTTTGGCTTCTATGCGAAAGAATACCCCTACCGCCTATAAGATTGATACATCATCATCCCCTATCATCAAAATGAATGAACTTGAATCTGTCACCGAAACCGAATAAATATTCAAACATAATAAAAAATGATATTAATAATTTCTTACATTGAAACCGTTTTCACGAGAGCAATTGTGCCAATGGATGACATAAGATGAACTGTACTGTGCCAATAGTCTCCATGTATAGGATGATTTGATAGCCCTGTAAATTTATAGATACAAGCAACCCAAAATAGACATCCCCAATAAATATACAACGAGAATGAAATTGGTAGTTGAATTGCTTCATACATTGTTAGCAATGTAATGCTATGTGCTACGAATTTATCTATACAATTTATCGTTTTTTTACCAATATAATCATGATTTATGCCGGTATGATTTACAATGGATAATACCATTTGTAAATAAAATGCCGGACCAGTCCAATGATAATTAAATAATCCAACCAAGGATACAATACCGAATATAAAAGATGAATAAACTAACAACATATTTTTATAGACTTTAAATGATTAAACGATTAAACGATTAAATCATATTTTGTAATACTCTTGATTTAAAGAGCAAATGTATTAAAAATGTAATTATATAAATCTATTTTTCAAAATGTCTTCCGAAGATGATATGAATACTGATCTGGTACACGATACCTCTTCCTATCTCTTGGAAATCAAGACAATACAAGCTACCACATTTAAACAAGTGATTGATGCCCTCAAGGAGATCCTTATGGATGTTAATCTTGAATTTGACGAGACCGGCATGAAGATTGTTGCCATGGACAATACGCATGTTGTGCTGGTACATTTGAAACTGGATGCGGAAAGCTTTGAGACCTATTTCTGTGAAAAGAAGCTATATGTAGGTATCAATATGCTAAAGCTACATATGTTGATTAAGACCATTAGCAATGGCGATGTTCTTACATTATTTGTAGAGCGAGACGACGCCAATTTTTTGGGTATTCGTATTGAAAACTCGGATAAGCATGTTCGTACCAATTATAAGCTCTCCATGTTTGATATCAATGTATTGAATATTAATATTCCTCCTGCGGATTTCCCCACCGTCATCACGATGCCGTCCGTGGATTTCCAGAAGATTGTGCGCGATATGCATAATTTGGCAGATTTTATTGAGATCCGTAATGTCGACAAGCAACTATGTTTTAGCTGCAAGGGAGATTTCTGTACTCAAGAGACCATCCTCGGTGTGGATAAAAATCAAGGATTGAGTATTGTGAAAAATGGTTCTACAAGGACAAGCGACATCATCCAAGGTGTCTTTTCCTTGAAGTATCTTTCGATGTTTACGAAATGTACAAATCTCTGCAATATGGTGGAAATCTTCCTTAAAAATGATTTCCCATTGATCCTGCGATATAGTGTCGCCAATCTTGGCGAAGCGAAGTTTGTTCTTGCCCAATCCGACGATCGGGTATAAACCAAATCCAAAAATTATATTATTTTTATTTAAAAATTATTTAATTTACTTTATAAAATGGAAGATATGTTAATTGATCCTACTACCATTTCTTCAACAGAAAAGCTATGTTTCATGATATTGGACCACCTACGCAGAGCAGAAGATGAATTTGAAAAATTTAAAAATGAATATTTGGAATCAAAGAGAATTGAAAAATATAAGGAAATTATGAAATGTGTAGAACATTTTATTAATTACGAGGATAGTAAAAAGTATCATGTTACAAAAGAATACAGCGATAAGGTTATGGTATTTTGGTCTAATACAGAATATCAATTAGCTGTAAGTATTTGTATTCAGAATTTACCGATTGATCGTATTAAATCTATCTGGAATAAGATTTTTCCAAATCATGCTATTGAAAAAATACTTGATTTTTGGGAACAAGAAGGGAATGTCGGTTGGCAACATATTCTTTATGGTTGTGACCATGACGATCGCAATGAGGGAATTTTGTTAGAAATATTAACAAATAAATATTTTTATTCGGAAAATGATGTGGAAAAATTACTGAATGAATTAACCCTCATTGAATTAGCAAAAATAACTCCTGAAATTTATGAAGTCATATATAGACCAATTACACAATAAAAAATAAAAATAAATTTAAACTATTCTTTTTATTTTTTGTCATCAATAGTAAAGTCTTTGTTTTCATGATGAGCTTTAAACAATATTTGTGTATAGGTCGGT